TTAAGATGATTTAAATTAGTTTTTTTTCCTTTTTTTACGCTTGAAAAATTATAATTGCCCCTGAGTGCGTAGCATTTTGAACACGTTGTATTTTTTTTCTTGGCTAGTTTTTGCCCTGTTATACACTCACGAGCATCAAGACCAAAAGAAAAACAATTTAATTTTGACGTTTGACTTAATTTGATTAGTTGTTGCATTTTATTCTCCCTAAATATTGGGATATTATACCTTGGTTAAATCAAAAAGATAAGCTTTTTTTCTACTCATTTTTTTAAAAAATTGTAAAAAATCCTCTTCAAATTGTACGAAGTTTTCACAAGGAAAAACAAATTTTGATTTGCTCCAATTAAAGATAAAAGGTCTTTTTAATTCTCTATCAGGATAGTTTTTTATTGATCGTACTTTATTGTTGAACTTTTCAAAAAGGTTAATCAATGTTTCAAACTTACAAGCATCCTGACAATTAATTTTTTTAAATATTTCTGTATATTCTTTAAGAATACCTTTTGAATTATCTTTTTTTACTTCTTTTTTATTGGGCTTTTTCTTAGGTTTTATTTTGGGCTTTTCTTCGACTTCTTTATTTTCATCAGGTATTAAAAGTTTTGTATATTTATCAAAATATTTAAATATTCCTGACGCATTTTTTCCCAGACTTGTCATGTGTTCGCCCCTTGCTCTATCGTTTTGCACCACTTCTAAAAATATTTTTATGAAGTAATTTTTTAATTCTTGTAAACTTTTATGATGTTTTGATTGAATAACTATTGGTGAAAAACTCCCACCAATGTTATATTCAAAATCAAAGACACCGACATATCTATCATTTATTAATGGAATATATTTTATTTTAAAATCTACTTTCCATGTTTTTGGTATATCAAAAGATATTATTTCAGGGTTTATAATTGATAGTTCGTTATCATCTTTTTTATGATATTTTTCAGGTACTAAAAGCTCTATTAATCTTCTTTCTTCTTTTTGCCATTTCTCATAGTCGCTATTACTATTATCATATTCAAGGTTTGACGTGCTTTCTACTTTTGGATCTATTATTGCGTCTTGGCTTTCCTCTTCTTCTTCCTCTTCCTCTTCTTCTTCTTCCTCTTCCTCTTCTTCTTCCTCTTCTTCTTTCTCTTCTTCAGCGAAATCTTTATAAACATTTGGATATTTTTTTCCTAATTGTTTATTTTCATATTCTTCAAGATTTTCTCTTTCTTCCTCGTTATCAGAATTAATTTTTTTAACTAAATCTAAACTAGCTTGAGCAAGATTTTCTAAATCTGTGCTGATAGACTTAATTTCTTCTTTCAATTCAATAATGTCATCTTGGTTTTGACGTTGTATTTTTAAATATTTTACTTCCCTGATTACTTCTTGAATTGTTTTAGACATTTGCTTCCCACCTTTGAATTGCTTCATCCCAAAATTTCTTAGCCTCTATTTTAAAATAAGGTTCAAGCTGATTATTAAAAACATTTTTAATATTAGGATTATTGATTACATCCCACTCACTTCCGTCATGATATTTTTTAGTGCTTTGTTTAATTTTAATAGAAATAGGATGTTTGCCATATCTATCCGTAAATTGATAATGAGGTTTACCAATTTTTATAATTTTCCATTTTACATAATCTCTTTTTCTAAATGCATTACAAAAAACAAAATCACCAAGTTTAAAATTATTCTCAACAATAATTTGTTTTTCATCAAATCTATCAAATTCTCTAATAGGTTTTGAATAAGGTAATTCTTTAATATTTGGATTTTCTTTAAATGCTTTTTTATAAGCTTGTTCAAATAAAGTAAGGTCTAAAGCTTCTTCTAAATAAATCTTACCCATTACATTGTTATTATTACTATCAACATATTTTGCAAAATAAGAAAATGGGCTTATTTTTTTGTAAATATCTAAGTAAACAACATCCATGCTAGGAACTTCTAACCATGCGTTTTTTTGATCTGTGTATAAATTATAAGTTTTTTTCATTTTATTCCCCTTTAATCTAGTATCCCAGAATAATAGGATACTAGAAAAAATTCAAGCTTTTTAATCAGATAAATCTCTAACTAAACTATAACAATCATGCTTTTCTAAAATATTAGCTACTTCAACTTGAGCGTCTTTTGATAAAGTTTCTTCTTGGACTTCTTTTAATGCCATTATCCAATTATCGAGTTCTTGTAAGCAAAGGGTAAGATCAGCATGTTCTTTTACTATTAAATTCATAGCTGATTTATCGATAGGGGTTAATTCGATTTCATATCCTTCAGGCTTTCCATTTTCATTAATTATTGTTTTCATTATCTTAACTCCATTAATCCTTTAAGATCATCAACAAGTTCTGAAGATACAATAGAAAGAGATTTACCAATTTTTTCATTTAAAATTGTATGATTAAAATCGTTCCAAACTTTCTTAACATCATTAGTATCTTTACAAGTTTTTAAATACTCACGCATTTTTGTTAAATTTGTATAATGCTCTTCAAGAAGTTTTTTTACAGATAAATTTAAGTGTTCCTTTGTCTTCACATATTCTTTTAAGAAATTAAAATCCTTTTTTGTTTTAACCCTAAAATCTAACTTATGGCTACTTATATCTGGCACTTCAAAATAAAAAGGATTAGGAATTTTTTTATCATCATAATAATACGAAAATACAACAGGGCAATTATTTCTAATCCATGTAGATACTTTATCACCCATATTACTATCGTTTCTTGGTTTTTGAAAACTATTAGGAATATTAGACGAAAAGACATTTAGACAAAAAGGATTTAAATCTTGTTGTAGTAATTCATCAAAATGCAATGCTACTGCCTGATCAGTTGATAAATTAAAATCCAAACATTTATCTGAATAATCAAAATGATAAGGCTTCATCACAGTTTTATTTCCAAGTGGATAGCTTTCCTTTTGTTCAACATCAAAAGTTGTTTTTGCATAAAGATGACTTACTTTCGAAGTTGTTTTAAATTTTCTAAATGTTTCCAAATCAGAATGAGAGATTTGACCATACACCATATTGGTTGCTATTTGATATGCTTTAGTTCTATATGCTAAAAAATTACTAACTGCTACATCAAGTTTTTTTCTCATAGGTGTTTTTGTTTGTAAGACAATCTTAGACCATTCAGCTAAGATTTTATCTCTATGCTTGTTATTTATTTTAATTAAAGTCATTTGATACTCCTTATCTTAATTAGTTGGGATATTATAACCAAAAAAATATCTAAAAGTCAATCTTGTAAATAAAGTTTTTAAAAAAATGAGGGAACGATTTACTATTAGGGGAATAAAAGTAAGGATAGGAATAAAAGTTATCAAACGCTCCCTCATTTCGTGATCAAGGATTGTACTCTACTGCTCCGTCTACCAGCAGAATTTCGGATAAGCATACAACCCTAATGAAGAAAATCAGCTTACATATACCTCTGCCAAAATTCTTCACTTTCAATATGGCTTTGTTTATACCCACAAGGCTTGACTCCTTGGGACAGGAATAATTTAAACATTTTTCCCGTACTGAAACATGGTCTGGTGTTTCTTTTCTTGCCTGTACCATATAGAAACTTTTAGAAAGCGTAGGCAGTCCCATAGAGCAATCTATTGCCTGATCAATTACTTCAGGCTCAACTACTTTAGTCTGTTTTTCACTACGCATGATTATAAGATAGTGAGATATATTAGGATGTCAATACCCTAAAATAAAAAAACCCCTGAAGTATTTATCAGGGGTTTATGAGTGAAAGATCGTTATTTACTTTCTATTTCCAAAAAACAAAAAGTCAATTAGTTTTGCAAATTTTTCTATAAGCCAATTCATTATCGTATCTCCTCTACTTCTTCAATTCTAAATTCTTCAATCTTTGATTTGTCAGCTTGTATTGATCTATCATTATTTTTATCAAAGTACATAGCTCCTTTATCTTCTATTTTTTTTCTAGCATCATCTTGTGTTTTTGCGTTTAATATAAAGGTTTTAGCATAAGCTTCATAAACTCTTACCTTATAAGTCGGCATTTTTATTCTCCTTTTAAAATTAGATTTGTTTGTAAATTTTCTAACTTACTCGCTATAGTGTCTGCAACATAAAATTCTACATCTGCGACTGTTTTGTTCATTACAAGGTCTTTAGTTTTATCAGCATTGTATTCATACAAAATTTCTTTTTTACTCGCCTCTGTAATTTGTTTTAATTGATCTTCCAATATTTTAGTAATTATGGAAAGTGATAGGTTATAATTTTTCATTTTTATTATCTCCTTACGGCAATATCAGGATTTTTCCTAATATAAGAAATTAACTTATCATAATATTTTATACATCTACGACCTGACGCAATTATTTTTTGCTTATCTTCTAAAGAACTGTGATTATCTTTTTTAGCCCAATCTATAAAATCATATTTCATTTTTTTAAAATCCTCTAACATATCAATTCTTTGATTATGCCCTAAATAAGCTAGATCTTTAAATATCTTGCCTTGTCTTTTTAAGTAATGTGTATAAAAAATATTTTTTTTGTATTCCATTTTATGTCTCTCCTTCTTTTTCATCAACAAGTTCTTCTAAAACTGTATAAGCCTCTCTAATATTTTCATCTTCTTCTGTATCAAGATAATTATTAGCTTTCCATAATTCAAAATTTTTATAAAAAACTTCTAATGCTTCTTTAGCTTTCATAACTTAGTCCTCCTGGGCAAACTTTTTTTACTTGAAAATACCAATCTAAATATTGCTCATAATATAATTTATTTAATATTTTTCGATCATAAGAATTACCTCTACAGTCATAAAGAGGTATGTTCCATTTTGTATTAAACTCATCATCAGTTTTAAGAAAATGTTTGAAGGTTTTCCAAGCCTGTCTATCAATCTTTACTATCTTCATTTGTATCCCCCCAATCTATACCCACTTCACAAAAAGAAACTCCAAAAGGATAGTTATCTAAAAATGGTTTATAATTATTGATGTCATAACCCATGGCTTCATAGGTCTCTATCGCAGTCCTTAATCTTTCAAGTGCTTTGTTTACTTCTTGTATTGTATTTAAAACGTTAAGCTCTTTTTCAAGTTTTAGTATATGTGTATGTAGTTCCATTGTTCTCTCCTTCACTTGCCAAAGTGCAATTAAAAAAGAATATATTACAACTTATTGGGATTTGTCAATATCTGATTGATCTTCAATTTCAGAATAATCTGCGTCTTGAATTAATTCATTTTCTTTTCTTAGATTTTCTAATTTTTGTTGAAGTTCTTTTCTGGACATATTGTCAAGACTAGCAGTAACAACTTCTTTTCTTTCAACATAAAAACCACCTAAGAGGCCTCTTCTATATTCTGCATTAATCGCAGCGGAATATTGTTTTTCCTCAACTGCCATATCTCTTAATCTTGCCATTTCTCTGGCATGTTTTTGAAATTCAATTTTACTAGCTTTAGAATATTCTTTTGTAAGGGTATCAATAAAATCTACAACCTTAGGATACATTTTAGGATTTTGTAAATTACAAGCTATTTGGGTAGCTGAGTGCTCTGAGTATCCAGCCATTTTCGCACATTCAGTGGGAGTAGCTCTGCCATTCTCTTGAACAAGGTATTGAGCAAAGGCTCTTTGTTTTCTAGTTAGACCTTCATCATCTTTTATATCACCAATTTGTTTTGACATTAGCAATCACAATCCTCTTCTATATCAAGTCCACAAAGTGGACAGTAAATTATATCTTCTTCCATTTTTTTATCTATATAGATATATATACAATAATATATATATAAAAAATTTTTTCATTTCATTTTTTTCACGTAATCAAGTAATATTATATATATATTATATATAAATCAACAATAGTAGCCATTACATGACTATTACCTTTGTCTTACACCATTACACAATATTGAAAATAATCGTTTTAAGAAGTCTAGCCTTTATAGGCTTTGCCGTATCCACGTTTAGCTAAACGACCTGCCACACGAGGCTTAGAACGGGTTTTTGAGGTATTTTTAGATACCATTCCACCCCTCTTCATCTTAATCACAACTCCACCTGTTTTTCCTGTTGTTGGAACATCACCAGAGTCTTTTTGTTTCTGCATTTGTCGAATAATTGTTTTGAAATTATCGAAGTCTTCTTGTGTATCTATATCTCTCCAACTATCTACACCAAGGGCCTCTTGAGCACTGTTTACTATGTCATTATCATATTGCAAACCACCACCAAAAGTGAAAGTTTTGTCCAGAAATAGACCTATTTTTTCTTTAATTCCTGTTTTTTTCTTTTCTTCAGCCATTATTTTTTCCTTACTGTTTGCTTTGCTCTAGCAAAAGCTTTCGCGGTGGGAGCACCTTTTGAATTCTTTTTTCTCATTTTTTCTCCACGTTTTCTTTTCGCATGAATGTTAGCATAAAGACCAGGACGAGACATTACTTCTTTTTTCTTTTAGTGGATTTCTTTTTCATCATTTTAAAATCCGCACCTGTAATTTTACCGTCTTTGTTCTTGTCTAATTTTTTTTGACCACCAACAAGACCACCATTTTTCTTCTCTTCAATTTTTCTAATAGCTTTGTCCATTTTAGCATATGTATTTTTTAAGCCACTAGTCTCATAGTATCTTAGACCAGCTGGTGAAAGACCAAGTCTACCTTTTTCAACATAAGTTTTGGCACCTTCGTCATTTTTTTTACGACCTAATAAACCAAGTCCTTTTTTAGCAATTCCAAATATACTCATAAGAAATAAATATCACTAATGAAGAGTTTTGCCTAGTTTTTTCTTGAGCCGTGAGGCGTGATCCTTGTCCCTTTTCCCTTGCTCTTCTACCTCTAGCTCCACTTCCACATCAACCTTGAGGCATGGACAATTCACCAAAATATACGTTTCATAAATAGGAACATAAAGTTCCCCTGTATCTTTACAAAGGCTACAATCGTATTTCTTTTTTAATTCGATTTTTCGTCGAGACTTGGTATGTACTTTTTTCCTGTTTTTTCCCATGCTTCATAAATCATTTCTATAGCTTTATCAGCTAAGGTATTAATAGGAATATGAGTGTTTAATTTAATCTCAGCTAATTTTTCATATCCTGGCTTATTTACGGCAACAGATTTATATTTATTTATATCAGTCATTTTTTTCTCGGCTTTCTACTTTCTTTTATTTACCAGCTTCACCCCAAGTTTTTCCTACTCGAACATTTACGACACTAGGAACTTTTAACTTATCCACGCAAGTTTCCATAATTTCTCGTACTCTATCAACTTCTTGGGAGTTTTCAAGAGATATATCAAGTTCATCATGGATTGCAATATCGGCAACAATACCTTCTTCAAACAAAGTCAGCATAGCTTGTTTCGTTTGATCAGCGGCACTCCCCTGAATTAATTTATTCAAGGATTTATACGTAAAGGCACGTTTAATGTCATTACCATATTCGACAACTGCTTCTGGGTGAGGAAGAGCTTTATTAATTCCAAAGCGATTAGGTTCCCATAAAGGAAATCGACATTTACGACCAAGCAGAGTTCGGATATGTCCATGTTTACTAGCAGTACGCATAGCAATGTCTTGTAGCTCTTTGACAAAAGGAATGGATTGATGATACTTTTTTAATATTACTTCTGCGTCTTGAATCTCGAGGCCTAAGTCAGTAGCCATTTTTCCTTTACCCATACCATACATAATACCTAAGTTAATACTCTTCGCTTCTTCACGAGTAATATCAGCCATGTCCGCTACCATTTGATGAAAGTCTACTTCACTGCCTTCATTGTATTTGGTTAAAACATCTTCACTACCGGTCAAACCACCTTTGGAACTTAATGCATAGTGAACCAAGATGCGTGGTTCTTGTTGCGAGTAATCAAACACATGCCACTTCTTTCCTTCCTCAGGTAAGAACGCACCTTTAATCATTTGTGCAACACGTTTATCACGTGCTGGAATGTTTTGAAGGTTAGGATTAGAATAGCTCATACGCCCTGTCACCGCTCCTCCGTCTTCACCCTTCATCTGATTAATCGATGCATGAACTCTTCCTTTATAAATATGTTTTTTCATACCCGCTAAAAAAGTATTTCTCGTTTTATAAACTTCACGGGCCTGAACGATCATCTGGGGAAACTCATGGACATGGGTATTTAAAAAATTCTTTTGGAACGAAGGCTCATTAGATTTTTCGGTGCGAGGATAGGGTAGCTTTAAATGATCAAAAGCTTTGGCAACGCTTCTTGCAGCGTGAATCTCGACATCAAAACCCACATACTTTTTTATCTTCGCTATCAGTCTTTTTTCTTCCGCTAATAATTCAGCATCAAGGTTATAAAGTTTTTCTTCATCAATACGCACCCCTTTTTTCTTCATGGCATAGGTCACAGGGATTAAACGTTCTTCTAAATCAAGAATATGGGTGCACTCTTGTTTTTCAATTTCATGCATTAAACGATTGTATAATTTCAATGTTAAGACTGTATCTTGTTCCGCATAGCGACCTACATACATCGGAGGTAATCTCCACATTTCACTTTTCGCATCAACATTAAATTCTGTAGCGGCCTCTCTTAGTGCTGATTCATCTTTCGTTTCCCCAACGTAGTCATAACCTAGTGAGTTCAAGGAGTAGTAGGTTCGATTTTCATCGATTAAAGGTGCCATGATCATTGTATCTTTAATACGACCACGCAAGGAAAAGCCCTCAGCCTCTAACCACCCTATGTCATAGGAAGAATTATGAAATAATTTAGGGCAATCAGAATTGAAGATTTTTTGTAAAGGATCACGAATGATATTTAAATCAAAGTTGCCACCGCCTTCATGTGCAATTGGAAAATAACCAGTCCAACCATCAACGGCAAGAGATATTCCCGCAACAAAGCCGTCTTGACGGAAATATCCAGGACCCAATTTTTTAAGATTCGGATCACTAGTCTCAACATCAATTGCAATACAAGAAGCCGAAGATAAATCTGGAACACTTTGAGGAGGCATCCATTCAGGAGGTGCTGTTTTTGCTTTTGGAAATTTGTTATCATTCATCTTGTTTGCTTTCTGATAATTCTTTTTTTACTTGCATGTGTTTTAAATAATAAGTTGCCGCTTTTGTAATATCTTCATGAAGCATCGGTAGATTACCAATGTCTAATTCAACAGGATTACCTATCTCATTATTAACTTTTGTTACTTCGTCTCTTGTTAAACTTACTAATAGTTTTCCGTCTTGATAAATTATTCTCATTGAAATATCTCCGTAAATTCTCTACTGCCTTCGGCTCTAATAATGTGTAATGATTTTTTTGCTCTTGTTGCTCCCACGTAAAATACTCTCCTTTCGCTATCAATGTTCGATAGCAGTTTATCTTCTGTCTTCTTTGACAGATCTGTTAATAACATCACATGATCAGCTTCTCCACCTTTTGATCCGTGAATCGTGCTGAGTTTTATTCGAGGCGGAGTTGTCAGCATTGTTTCATCTTTTTGTAGCATCGTCTTTACATACAAAGATTTATTCTCACTTACTTTATCAAGGGCATGATGCCAAGGATAATTTGCATGAGCTACTAAACCGTGATTTTGTTGTAAGTCTTTCATTGAAAACATTTGTCCCGGAAGAACTTGAATGTTTAAAGTTTTATGTCCTCGCTTAACACGATTACCAACAGACATATAATAATACAAATCTTTAACATCAGAAAATTCTACATCTTGACCTGTGCGAAGTTTTTCCCATGTTTCAATTGCTTTTAAAAGTTTGGAACTGACACTTGGTTGATTACCTCGAATAAAGTGATGTCCAAATTGTTTTAAGTCGTGTTCTATATTATCTAATAAATAATTAGCACGAGCTAAGATAAGCCACTCGCCATGATCAAAACTACTTGCATTGAGTTTGTAAGCATAGGACTGCGTAAAACCTCGATACTTTCTAGGTTTCCAAAGCTTTTGTTTTCGATGTTGAATTCTTTGGACTAAACGATCTGCTACTTCATGATTTGTTTGCGGTACACGATATGATTGATTTAACACTTCTGTTTCCCAATCAAGATCAACCAAACGACCACTATCAGCTCCCGCCCAATCGAAGATAGCTTGATCATCATCTCCCGCTACATAGACTCGTGTGGCGTGAGCCATGATCTTGTTAATCACGTTCCACTGTAACCACGACAAGTCTTGTGCTTCATCAACAATTAATACTTCTAACTTTGGCGATGTCCCGATCTGTACAAAATCCATAAGCATGTCCGTATAATCTTTCACGTTCATGGTTTCTTTGTACTTAATCAATGATTCAATGACGTACTTTGTTTTAAAAAAGCCACCATCAATACGACCAAAGCGATTGTATTCATCTTCTAATGTAGTTCCCCTCGCTCTGGATAAATCATAGACACGAAGATGTTCATTATTGTGTACAGATACGCCAACTTCATCAGCTGAAGTGACATTGAGGAGGGGAACTTTTATTACCTCAGCCAATTCTCGATAGTGCTGAGGTGTCATAACTTCATCGGAGTTATAATTTAAATTTTTAAAAACAAAACTATGAATAGTGCGAAACCAAATTAATTCTTTTTTGGTAAGATTAAATTTATTACCAGCTCGTTCCACTGCTTCTTGAGCCGCTTTGCGTGTAAAAGCAAGATAGGCAATTCGATCAGGTGGAACGCCCCTAGCTAATTCTTCTTCAACAATAGATAATAACCTTGTTGTTTTTCCTGTACCAGGAGGTCCGAAAATTATTTTTTTAGACAATGTGACAGTCTCCATTTTCTGTGACGTAAATAAATTTAACGCCTAATTTTTTTTGTTCATCTGACTTCTTGGAATAAATACGTCTACCCCTGTGTCGAGATACTTTAACTTTATCAGAATAATATCGTTCTGTCTTAACATCGAAGAGATGCACTGATCCCTGACGAAACCCAATGATATCTACAGGACCAATTTTATAAATATTATCAAAGGGAATGTAGCCATGTTCAGCTAACCATACCAAAGCAAATTGATGGGAGATCATTCCTTTCAAATGTTGTTTATACATTGTCTCTTTTCTTACTTAATTGAATTGCACTTTCTAAAACTAAAGCTTGAGCATTAGTAAAATAATTTCTACCTAATAATTTTTCAGCAAGTTCTCTTGCACGTTTTCTTTTGGCTCGTTCCAATTTATATTTTACAGAACCTCTGTGATCAAAATGTTCATAAGTTGGTTTATGTTTCATCCTTACTATCCTTTTTGTTTACATATTGAGCAATGATTTTTCTTTCATAGTCTTCAAAAATAAGAGCTTGAATTTCTTGTTTTGATCTTGCAGTAAGATTTACTTCATCAAATTTTCTTTTAGTGTGATAATTGTTTTCGTCTGAAATTATTATTTCTGCCTCCAACTTAATGAGTTTAATATTAAAATTTAAACAATGATTAGTTCCTTTAAACATTGTTCCCCATAATTTAGGTCCTTTTTTCACAACAACGCCTCCGAACCGTCATCCATATCAGGTACAGAAAAACTTGTTTGTTGTAATCTTTCATAAGGCACCATCCAAACAAATTCTGTTTTACCATTAATAGATAATCGGTGATGCCCACCACTTCTCTTTAACTTAATGTGAGCAGACATTTCTGTTGTAGACATGCCTTTAAATTTTTTCTTTTCTTCCACATAATTTATTAAAAATTCCATTTTAAAATATGCTTTTGTTTGTTCACTCTTTTCATCTTTTTCAAAAAGAACATTTCCTAGTTTTATCTGTTCTCTTGTATCAGCGACAGGAGTTTCATCTAAAAAAGAATTTAATAAATTATCAAATCTTCCAACCTTTGTTATCTCTCTTGGCATTTCAATAACTTGTACTTTAGAAAGTAATTCATTTAACAATCGTATCCATTTCTTTTGAGGCATGGGTTCTGGAAAAGGAATAATGTTAATTTCATCAATACACCTTTTTAAAAACAAACTTTGTGAAAATAATTCATCTGTATTTAATGCAATAGGTTTTCCATCAATGTTCATAAACCATATAGAATCATCTGATTGATATTTTCTTAGATCAGATAATTGTGAAGCATAGTCTTCACCAATACCAAATTGTCGAACAGAACATTCTGTAGAATTACAATGATTACACATGGGAGGCACTTTACATTTATATTGATACTCTTGTTTTTTGTGTTGGTTAATTGTCTTCATTACCTGTGAACTACTCAGGGGTGGTTGCATAAAGTCTCTATTAAACTCATCAATTTTTTGTGACCATACGTTCTCATCATTCCATTTCTTCTTCGCATAGACAGCATATTGATATAGAGCTTCATCACGACCACCCTCTGGTATTCCCAAAGTCATCATAGTTTGTAGACAAGGAGGCCCATCGCTAAGGGGAGTATCGCTAGTATTTTTTTCCTTAGCTTTCAGCTTTGAGAATTTTTTTGGATCAACGGCAACTTCATCATAATAATCTAAAAATTGAGAAAGCTTCAGTGCATTGCCGTCTTCATCATATGCATATCGCATAGAGTTTTCACCTTCAAAGTAAGGTAAGTTTAAAAAGTTTCCTGTATCACCTCTATCAGTTCTAATTTCAATTTGTTTAGGAAAAATTTCACTAGAGGCATAACCAAGTAACGATGCAAATTCTTGTAATTTTTTTCTCATCATTACTGCTGGTATAAAATCAGTTGTAAATAAAAATAAATGGCATCCCCCAGATTTAGACCTAAAAACTGTAAGAGGTATCTTTTTTTCTTTCAGTGATAGTGAGATTTTCTTGTGATCGAGAGGGTAAACGTCGACATCAATACAACCCCACTTGCACTTACTATCATCATTAATAGGAATAACTCCGAGAGATGCTCCCTCTCCTTTCAAATGCTTTTGCCAATTTACATCGGTGATAGGTTCTTGAACAACCTTACCCGTACCTTTGACTTTATTTTTATCAGATACTTCACCTGAAATAATAAAGATTCCATAGGCACGATTAAGACCTTCAAATATTTGTTTAAACTTATCGATCATGTAGGGCAATTAGGGGCGGGGAAGAAAGGAGAGAATAAGAAGAAACCGCCCCCAAACTTTTTATATCATACCTGAGTCTTCATTGTCACTATTTGTTTCTGCCACTTCTACTTCAGGTTTGACTACTACATCACCTTTTGTAACAGATTGTGAGAATACTTTAGCGTCCTGTAAGACTTCAACATCTTTAACAGAATCTTCTAAAGATATATCCCAAACTGCCCAAGACATAGCATCCTTTTTTACAAGTTCACCTTTAAGCCTGTAAATGTATGCATAAGCGGGTGGTGTAAAAGGACCATTTTTACCTTCCATAACTTGTGATTTAATCATGGTATTCAATAACTTTGCTTTCTTGAAATTTGTAGAAAACATAGATATTTGAGCGGGCTTCCATATTCCTTCTTCATCTTCAAATAACACAAAAAAGTTTCCATCAGTTCTTATATAAGTATCGGTCAATTCACCGTTTTCTATATAAACATCTTTTGACTCTACTTTTTTGGTCTTTGTTAAAATATCAGAAGAAGAATCATAGGCTCCTAAAAAACCACCACCTTTTTCAACTTCTTTCCAATGAGTATATTGTTTGATAAAAGCACAAGGAATAATTCTTATTCCCTCAGTCTTTTTCCAAACTTTCTGTGATATATTATGATAAATTTCAGCTTTTGATATTTCATCAGGAGCATCTTTAGCATTACCATGATATAATTTTAGTCTTGGTAGTTCTAAATCATTAGAACCAATATTTTGCGAACCATCTCCTGCGTTTTGTTCAAGAAATGAATCGATATTTAAAGTAGCTACTTCTGTATTTGCGTCTTTGGTAGCCACTGCACCCTTTTTCTTAGGTGTTGTTTTTCGTTTCGCCATATTACCTCCTTAGGTTTTTGAAACTTTGGTTTTCTTGCCAATGTATAATCCAAAGAGGTCTTCTGGTATGCTAATACCCTTCTCTACGGCCTCTCTGCAAGTAGACTTCAGCGTGCCTGCGTGAATTGTTTCTGTATGTAATACAGGAAGTCCTTCAGCGTTAAGTTTTTCTTTAAGGGCAACTGCTTCAGCATCTTGTGTCTTATCAAATTGCACTGCAACCTGATTTTTAATAATAGTGCCAAGCCCTGCATCTCTTAACCATTCATAGGCAGCAGATTTGTTAGCTTCACTAATATGAGCACGGATATCATTTACAATTGTTAATAGTAAACCATTATCTAATTTTAACTTAGATAAGCCAAGTTCATCCATGATTCCTGGTATTATTTCTTCCGATATCTTATCTCTAGATTTTTTCAAAGATTTAGTTTCACTTTCTTTCAATTCAATCGCTTGATCATATTGAATAAGCTTTTTGACAGCCTCTGAAAGTGACTTTTGATCTTTTTCACTGGAGTTAAAATCCTGAAGGTCTTCTTCTAGTTGTGCTAGAATTTCAGATTGATTTTCCATTTGAACATCTCCTTTATTATAATATAGTGGGAGAATATGAAATTTGCAAGTGTTAATGAGTTTACCTTTAAAACTCAACCATACCAACACCAATTAGATGCATTAAGTAAATCTCACAACAAAGATTACTTTGCCTTTTTTATGGAAATGGGTACAGGTAAATCAAAGGTGTGTATAGATGATATGTGTATTGCGTATCAACAAAAAGAAATTAATTGTGGTATTGTTGTAGCCCCTAAAGGTGTGTATAGAAATTGGTCTCAATTAGAGATACCTAAACATATTAATGATGAAATTGATCATGATATTGTTGTTTGGTCTAATTCCACAAGTATGAAAAACAAAAAACAATTGAGAAAATTGTTTGAAAAGAATGAAAAATTAAAGTTTTTTGTAATTAATATTGAAGCATTTAGAACAAGAAAAGGTATTGAATTTACTAAAAAAGTGCTTCAGGAAAACAACTGTTTAATGGCAATTGATGAAAGCACTGTGATTAAAAATCCTCAGGCTTTACAAACTAAAAACATTTTAAATTTAAGAAAACTAATTAAAAAAAGACGTTTGTTATCAGGTATGCCTGTCACTAAATCACCCTTAGATTTATTTTCACAATGTCAATTTTTACATCCTAATGTTCTTGAATACGATAGTTATTATGCCTTTCGCTCCCGGTACGCTATTTTACAAACAAGATCAACAGCCTCTCATAGTTTTCAACAAGTAGTAGATTATAAAAATTTAGATGAATTAAATAAAAAATTAGAAAAACATTCCTCAAGAGTTTTAAAAAAAGATTGTCTTGATTTACCTGATAAAGTTTATGTTAAAAGATTAGTTGAACTAACTCCTCAACAACAAAAAGCTTATGATGAAATGAAGCGTGAAGCGATGACCATTATTAATGATGATCTCGTAAATGTTACAACTGTACTTGCACAGATAACAAAGCTTCAACAGATATGTTGTGGTTTTATAATTGATTCTAATGGTGATCCTCAAACCATTGAAAATAATAGATACTCAGCTCTAATGGAAATATTAGAAGAAGCTGATGGACAAAAAGTAGTTATCTGGGCTAATTATCGTCATGACATCAAGAGTATTTTAAAACAAATACGATCTATTTATGGCTTTGAATCAGCCATGGGTTTTTATGGAGATACAAAAGATTCAGAAAGACAAGATATAGTCACTGAGTTTCAAGATCCTAATAGTAAATTGCAATATATAGTAGCAAATCCTCGTACAGCAGGGTATGGATTAACTCTTACAGAAAGTAATACAGTTGTCTATTTTAGTAATTCTTATGATTTAGAGATAAGAGTTCAATCAGAAGAAAGAGTCCATCGAATTGGTCAAACCAAAAAGTGTACTTACATTGATTTAGTCACAGAAAAAACTGTAGATGAAAAAATTATTAAATCTCTTCGCAAAAAAATAAATATATCATCTGAAGTAATGGGTGAAGAGCTCAAGTCGTGGTTAGTATAGGGTAACAACAGTTAATATTACTATTTAAAAAATAGTGATTTTTTGCCTTATATACACATACAATAAGTTGCTACCCTATGGGATATATTTAATCATAGCTGTTATGCAAAAACAACAATAAAATTTTAATAAAAAATAAAATAAGTATTTACTTATGTTGAATATTTTAAAATCATTTGGAAACTTTTTTACGTTAGAGCCTGACGCAGATAAGGCGTTGAAAGAGTTTATAAAAGCTGAATATAAAAAAGATTGGTTAGCTGCATACAAACATTATAAAGCAGAAGGTAAATTACCTAGCTATATGAGAAGAACTTTATAAAACATCCTCCAATACTCCAGCTTGGACACAAGTAAAATTAATTTCTACAGTGTCTAAGTCTTGGAGATCTTTTGTTACTAAACTATAATATTCATTACATTGTTCGTAATTTGGAAAATCTACTTCGGAAACCATTCTTAAACATTTTTGATCTACTCCTAAACCAATACACACCCAACCTATTAAAAAAAATTTTAAACTAGCCAAAGACTGTATCAGTAGCTCCAAACACTTCCTGACCTCTTGATGATGTTTGACCACCACCTCTTAAAGGAGGTAAAAACGCCATAGAAACTTGATTCAAGCTTGATGCGGGGCTAATGGTAGGAGAACTTAAAATAGGTTGTACTGGAATATTTGCTTGTGATTGATCTCCAGGTACAGTCCTTGCAATTTCATCTTCTCTTCTTTTTTTGAAACTATCAGCTTCTTCCATATTAATATCTTGTTCAATTCCGTCAGTCATCATTCCACCAATTTGTCCTAAGAATCCAATCATCTTTTCTATATCTCTTGATTTAAGATCCTGTCCAACAATCATATTGACTAAGGATTCAGAAAACTCCCTGTCGTATAAAGATTTTGCTATTAATTCATTTCTTTTTCTAATGCTCAATTGTCTTAACATCCTAGCAAACAATTCACCAGCAACAAATTTAATTCCTGTACGACCAGAAGCCACTGCAAAGAAACGTGAAAGAATTTGTGGTGATCCTGTGCCCAATACGCTTTTTACTACATCTCTTAATTGTTCAGGATCGGTTCTTCCTATAGGAAAGGGAACAGCTCCTGCTTTTTCATAAGCACTCGTAATTAATTTAAGTCTTTCAAAACCTTGAGGATCATTTACTAAATTAAAAAATGTTTGAAAAGAATCTTTGTTTTTATCTAAGTAATCATTCATCTTGTCATACTTTGGATATTTACCTTTTCTGATATCAACCATAATTGGGGCTGACCAATCTTTAAATATTTCTTTTTTAAAAGCTTGAAGTATGATTCCATCAGGATCATTTTGTGCTATAGCAGTTACAATTTTTTCCATATCATCAGGATCTGCTAATGCTTTTTTTACCATATCATCAGCATTCTTATAAGTAATTCCTCTGAATAATGTTTTGTCTTTAGCTAAATTTTCTAACTCAATAGTACCAGCAACATTTAATCTTGCATTCTGTTCATTAATTTTATTTGCAAGGTTTATACCCACATCAGTTTTGCTGTTAAGATCAGCTTTGAAATTTGGAATTATTTCATCCATTTTATTTATTATCTCAATGTTATCTGCTTTGAACTTATCAAGCTTTACATTGTCAATAACTCCTGTTGGCCTAAAAATATTTTTTATCATAGTATCATAAAAGGCGTTTTCTATTCCTTGTATGGCAATAGGATTATCACCAAAGAAATTTTTAAATTGATCTAAAGTTTCTGGGCTTTCTAAAAAAGCAGCTCCTACACGTTCATTGGGTAATTTGTAATTACCATCTCCTGTTTCTGTTCTTAACTTTAAAATTACTCCTTGTTCGTAAAGATCTTTATATTCAGTATTGTATTTTGTTAACCAATTATCTACAGGTTCAACTGCTTCTGGAACTGACTTGAGTAATTGATCTGTTTTATGTTGTAGTAAAGATAATCTTCTAATTTTTTCTGAGTTTGTGTTTGGATTTCTAAGTGATTTATTTAAAGATTCTCCAATACTTCTTTTTAAACCAACTATTTCATCAGCACTTAATGTAAAAGTTTCATCAATTGGATTATATTGTGGAGCTAGTCCAAAAGGTGCATCACCTTTTTGTTTATTACGCAGTAAACGTTGGTTAAGCATATTTATTGCTTCATCTAATTCTATAGTACTAATTTGTCCAGATTCTAATAGGGGACCAAGTTTGGCTAATAGCTCATCAAAAGGCTTAGTTAAATCTTTTAGAATTGTATATTCCTGAGGCAAGTCTCCTACTGTTTGAAAAGGTTTAACAGCTAATTCACTTCTTACATCATCAACAAAAGTGTTGACCTCAACTCTTGGATTGAATTCTTTGACAGTTGCTTCTAATTCACCATATAAAGTATCTTGTGTTTGTTTAGCCTTTGTTCCTAATTCTCCACGTACAAAAATACCTGCATCTTTTAAAACTTCATCAGGAACCCTTGGAAATGTTTTTAATAATTGTTCTTCAGCAGCAGCAATTTTACCTGGTACATCATCTAAAATAGCTGCATTCAAATTCTTTTGTGGATCAACATAAGTATTAAATTTTTTAACAGGTTCTAATACCTCTTCTACACTACCATCATTAAACTTACGAGTTATAGGAATAGCATCAGGAAACTCTGCTGCAACTGTTGCATCTAGAATAGCTTTGTTTTGTAAAGCTCTTTCTTGTGCAGCAGTTAATATTTCAGTTCTAACAGGTAAATCTGCTTCCATTTGAGATTGTGTTTTTATTAATTGTGGATCTTGAGTTCTTTCAGCTAAAGACAAATTAAATTTTAAATCAGCTGCTTCTCCAGCTTCAGTTTTTTTAGCATTTTCGGAAGCAATAACGGGTGCAACTAAGTCTTCTATATTTTGTGATTCTTTTAAATTAGTTTTTGCAAAGTCATTTTCAACACTTTGTTGTATTTCACTTTTAGCATCTTCGTATGCTTTAGCCTCAGATTTTTTATCAATAAATTTTCTGAACTTATTAAAAACTGCCCCAAACACTCCTTGATCTTTCATATTCATAACCACGTCTAATGTTGCTTTAGGAAAACCGTATAAAGCACCAGGCAAAGCTAATGAACTAGCAAAAGGTAAAACACCTCTCCATATCGCCTCAGTAGTACTTAATTCTTCTACTTTTTTATCAGATAAATCGGCAGGTAATTCTCCTAATTCCCATCCTGTAGTAGCTAAAACATCAGTAAGAGCTGCAGTTGCAGGTGATCTTTGATAAAGTGTTAAAATTTCATCAATAACTTTTTTACCTGTATCATAAACATTATTTTTAAAAGTATCAGGTCCCATTTGTTTCAGAATACTAGCACCAGCAGGTATAGATCCCGCAATTTTTGGGCTGGTTAAAGCAGCACCACCTGCTGCAAACTCAATACCTAGTAAGGTACCAGCAGCTACACGATCTGCAACTCTCTCTCCTAATGTCTTTGGAGTAAATCTTGGATCAATAGCTTTTGTAATTTCAAAACCTTTTTGAATAGAGTCTTTTATATTTTGTCGATACTCTTCTTCTTCAGATAAATATTCATCAATATCTGAAGCAGTCCAATTTATGTATGGAAGAAAATCAGAACCAGATTGTAACAAACCTGCTAACCTTTGATTAAAACCATTTGTAAATGATTTATATAAATTTTCACCATTACTTTGATAAATACCCGCTACTTGTTCTTTCGTTAAACCATAATCATTTAAAAGTTCGTCAACTAATTGATTTGTTTGAAATGCATTAAAATCATTCTTGATTGAATATTGACGTAAGTTTTTTAAATCTTCTCTTGCATCAATAACTTTTTTTCTTAACTCTTCGTCATCAGGTAAATATATTTTTGTGTTAGATTCTTCTCTTGGAATTTCTATTTCGTTTTGTACAAATTCACTATCTGTTTTAGAAGTTGCTTGGGCAACTGCTTGCTTAACGACTTCTCTCTCATATTCTGCAGGTAAAGCCATTATTGTTCTTGCCCTTCTATAACGTAGCTCCCTTCATCTGCATCTAAATTCATTCCTGAAAAAGCATCATCTCCAGACTTAAATTGTTGATACTCAGAGCTAGCACTAAATGGACTTGGGTTATTAAGATCATATTCATTAACTAAATCATTATATTCTGCTCTATTAGAAGCTTTATTTGCAAATTTTCCGTAAGCTATAGTTCTATCTGCATAGAATTTTAAAATATTGACTAATCTCTGATTAGCTTCTGGATCTGTTGCTAAATTGGGCGTTGATCTAAGTAAATTTGTTAGTTCAAAGTTTGACTTATTACCTGTTAATTTCTCAGCTAAGTCCAATGCTAAATTTCTATTGATTATATTAAGCATATCAGAATCAGCACCCGATACAGTAAGTCGATTAAACCCTGTATTATTCAAAAATCCATCAATATCAAATCCAAAAGCATCGCCAACCTTGACTAGTCCAGCTAATGATGCAACAACTGGGTTTGTAGTCATATCAGGATCAGATAAAATTTGCATAGTCTCTTCTAATAACACAGTGGTAGCTTTTGCTTTATTCGCATCCTCTTCCTTTTTATCTCTGAAAGCAATGTAATCCTTTACATCATACTTACCTGTACCTTTTTGTTGAATTATACCCTCTAAATTTTCTAAATCTTTTAATTCCCAATCTGCTAATTTTTCTCCTGCTTGAATTCTTTGATTGTAAGCATTGATCTTTCCAATAAAACCCTCTGTTTCGGTTTTTTTATCATCAGAAACATCAGGAATACTTTCTTTATAAATATCTAAGGAGGTATCTAATATCTTTGCTTGTTTTTCTTGATCTGCTTGTGCTCGCAATAATTCATCAGTTTGTCTACCCGCACTAATTCCACCAAATAAATTTTTTAAATCATCTGCAAGAATTGCACTACTACTTGGAAGCTTTGTACCAGGTCTAGCTGTTCCAGTGAAACTTTCTGGATTTTGTGCTAAAAATTGTCCTGCAATGTCAAGTTTTGTTCTCTCAGGTAAAGTTCCAATACCTGAATAAAGATCACTTACATTAGATACAATATTTTCGAACCCTGGAAAGTTCGCAAACATTTTTCTATTTTCTAATTTTGCCATGGTTTACCCAAATGCAGATAATGCTCCTATACCTAATCCTAGTGACTGAGAATAAGGGCTGTATTGATAAGGAGAGGATGTTACTGATTGTGATGGATAAGGTAATCCACCTAAAATACCAGCACCAAAATCAAGTCTTTCAAAAGGCTCTGCTTGTTGAGCTAATGTGTTTAATCGTTGTGCTTCTAAACCTGCTTGTTCTTGCTGTTGTTGTAGAGCACCAATACCTTGTAAAAAAGCAATATCTCTTTGAGGTGCTTGTTGAGCCGTAGTAGCTAATCCTCTAAATTGTGGAGCAGCATAAAGTGATCGTGCCGATGCTGATTCCTGAGCCGATTGTGATCCCGCTAGGGCCTGTAAATAATTTCTTTGTAAATCTTCAAAAATTCTTTTGGATTTAACGTCTTGTAAATTTCTACCTAGTTCTGCTCGTTGTACACCTTCTCTTCCACCACCAAAAGCACCAGATGCTATAGCAGAAGCAGATAATTGATTTTCAGCTTGAGCAGCCTGTCGATCTAATTCAGCTAATGCTTGTTGAGTTACTGATTGTTGATAAGGATCCATGAATGATTGGATACCTTCAGCAGTGGGTGTAAATTGTGTTTGTGCAGATTGAAGTGCAGCGTTAGCTTGTTGCATGTATGGTTCAAATGCACCAAGTCCTAAACTTGTTGCACCAACATTACTAGCAGCAGTGTTAGCAGCTTCGGATATAGCTTGTTGAACAGGAGTAAATGCAGCTACTTGTTGTGCAGGAATTTCTCTTGGTTTTTCAATTAATCCAGTTGTTCCATCTGTTCCAAAAATTGTATTTAAAAGTTCTTGTGTCCTTGATTGTATATAAGGAGCAGGAAGAATGCCTGAATATGATACGTCTTGTATAGTAGCCATTATGCTCTACCTCCAACTTGATTTTGCATATTATATAAAAGTTCAGCACCTTTTGATCTTTCTTGTGCTCTACCTTTACCACCCATTAAACTTCCAAGTCCACGAACTGTTCTAGCATTTACTACAAACTCTCCATCAGACAACATAGCAGGAATATCATCAGAAGTTTCAGTGCCGGGTCCTTCGATCTCACCATTTTTTCTTGGAAAGCCACCTTCAGCTAAACTCATAAGTCCTCCATTCTTTACAAAGACTCTTGGATCTACTGGAGCATAACTAATAGGTGTGGGTTTATCAAAGCCACCTAACACCTTATCTGTAGTAATAGTTTCATACAAACCTTTAGGCATGGCTTCTTCATCAGTAGGTATTTCACTTTTAAGGTAATCACCACCAAGTTTTGTTATTAATGCTAATTGTAATGCTTTTTCAAAAGTTAAACCTTTTTTCATATTTTTACCAACTTCACCTTTTACTTGACTTTCAACAGATCCAGTTAAACCAAGTTTATCTGTGACTTTAGTTACAGCCTCACCTACTGATCCACCCTTAAAAGACATTTGACCACCAGAACCTAACACACCTTGTGTTGCTGTTGTTCTACCTGGTGCACCACCTGATGCGATAGTATCTCCAAAAAGAAAAGAAGAAAAATCGGTAGCTGATGTTTTACCAGCTCCTGTTAAAAAACTTAAAGGTGTTCCTGCACCAAATTTTGCAACCTGACCAAGAGATCCAATACCAGGAGAAAAATATCCACTAGCTCCTGCACCTATATAATCTTTTACCCCATACTTTTGAGCTTCAGGTTCAAAAAAAGTAGCTCCTGCAGCAAGTAAGGGATTTCCTGTTAAAATACCAACTGCTTCACCAAGATACTTTTCTGAATCACCAGGTAAGATATCTTTAATAATTTTTCTAATACCTTTGATAAAAAACTCTGGAAGACCAGTTTTTGGATTAATAGAGTTTGCTTTACTACCAACTCTAAAACGAGAAGGTTCAAGTCCTATTTTTCTAAATTCTTTATATATAGCATCTTTTAAATCAGGGTTTAATTTAAGTAAATCAGAGGGAATGACCATTTCGTCTTCTGCCACGTGAGCCAAGAAGCTATCTTCATATCTACCTAATTTTGCTAATTTTTGTGCTTGTATTTTTTCAGTCATTTAAGATCCCTTAATTATATATTTATACCTAAAATTAAGGTATATTACAAAGAAAAATAATGAAAGTAATTCGTAACTTCCAAGACTTTAAATTAACCGATTGCCCCTTAGTATTGGTTAAATGGCTTGATGCTCATGATGCTCTTGAGACAGGATGGCATGAATGGGCAGACATTTTTCGTAAAGCAAAGCTAGCAGAATGTACCTCAGTAGGTTATTTATTTCATCAAGATGATCAAAAGATAGTATTAGTTGCCGATGAATGTGGCGAATTTGGATCTCGTATTACAGTTATACCAGGCAACTGGGTAGAAGATGTAGAGTTTTTAAAAAAAAGTAAGTCTAAGGGATCTTCTTAAGCCATCTTTCAGGATCATTTGATTTATCGTGATACCACGTAGACTCTTTGCCCATCATAACAGCTAAATGTGCATTGCCTTTATAATATTCAGATAAGCCTTTTTTACATCCCATTTCTACTGATTGCATGTAATAATCATCACCAAACATTGTGCCGTCATCTTTAATTTTTGGTAACCAATTTAAAACATCTTCTGTAACAGCCTCATATTTATGATCAGCATCAACCATAACTGCATCAAAATATTTATCATCAAACAACTTTACGGCTTCATCAGTACGCATTTTATGTACTTTTGTAATCCATCCTTCTTGCACTAAATGACCGCAGTGATCAATAAACTTATCATAAAAAGATTCCATATGATCATGTTCACCTGATGTACCTTCAAAAGTATCTACAACATGAAATTCAAATTTTTTATTATGTTCCTTGAGCCGTGATGCAAGAAAGTTGGTGCTTTTTCCAAGCAAACATCCTAGTTCTATAAATTTACTTCCTTCGGGTAGTTTATGAGCAATCATCTCATACGTTTCCATATAATTAAAGTATCCTGGTATTTCAAACCATGGTTTTGACATTCTCTCTCCTTTTTTATTTTATTCTTTTATTACGGCACCTGTAAATAATTTTGGTGCAATAACATTTACGTCTCGTCTGATTTCACTATCAGTGGTGTCGGTGCTAGGATCGGCAACGTCATTGTTTGCGTGATCCTCAGATTCATATTCGACACCTGTTCTTGTATTAGTAATAGTGGTTTCTACCTTACAGCTATAGACAGGAATTTGATTTCCCTCTGCGTCGTACTCATAGCGTAAGATGATTGGTTCATCTATAATCTTTGCCATGTTATAGTTTTATCTAGTAAAAACTACGAAATCAAGGGGTTATTTAAAGGACTTTTTCTTCCAAATCTTTGTTTTATAGTTATCTATAAAAGTAGAGAAAAACCCTAATGCTTTTTTATCATTAGTTTCTTGATCAGTTCTGTCTATATTTACACGTATTTCCCAAGATTCTCTTTTGAAAGGAATAACTAAAGCCATAGGAGAGCCTTGTTCTAGAGTATAAGATTCGTGTGCATTCTTTGTCCAATAAAAAGGAAAATGAACTTGAAATTTATAATCATCAGTATCAACAATTCCAGTTATTAAATCAAAGGGAAGATTTCTATTAAAAGGATTTATAAAAAGACAGCTATATCCTTTAGGAGTGCTTATAGTCCAAGGATTCATAAATTTAAACACAGAATCGATTGTTCTTTTTGATGACCTCAAATCTGAACTTATTTGTTTTTCGTTATGTGAATTAACTCCTACACACTCTTTATCTATAAAGTCAGTAGGAATATTACTATTTATAGCAAACTCAGATGTATTTTTTTCTTTGTCATAATGATATCGAATGTCTGTGGGAAAGGGAATAATATATCCAGTGGTATAAGCATCTAAAAAAGGAATACATGATTTTATTGTTCCGTTAGAAAATGTATCATCAATCCTACTTGTCATTTTTTTATAGGCTTCAGGTATAAAAAATTTAGCAGGTTTTGGATCAGGGATTAAACCTTTTAATATTGATTTAAATTGTATTTTATTGGTCAATATTTATTACTTTTATTTAAAACTATATTTATATTTAAATTTATTATAACGCCTCAATATACCTAAGACTTCGGATTCAGAAGATTTTTCAGGATCATTTAAACTTTCTTTTTGAAACTCTAGTTTAAAACTACCCGTCTTTATTGGAAAAAATTGAAACAAAGGTGTTCCTGCTGGAATTACATATGACCCATCTTTTTTGGTTAGTTTTAAAAAAATATGCATTCCAGGCATCCAACTAGATTCACTTAATCCTTCAGAAGACTCAAAAATGTCATCGTTTCTAAAAGGCACTTTATTAATAATTATTTTTGTATCAGGGGTAGTTTTAATATACCATGGATTCTCAATTTTTACCCAGCCTCCACACCAATGAGAGTTTTCATTTGTCTTCTTTATTGTTGGTTTGTTCCAAATATCTGAGTTTAAAGGCATGCGGGCATGAGTTCCGAAACTCACTATTTCTCCATTACGGATATCAAAGTACATATCACACCAACTAGGCACTATGTAGCCATAAGAGATTATATCCATAATACCAGGACAACGTTTTGGATGAGCTTCTAGTTTAGGAGTCTTAATATCTAAATCAAATTTTTTAATTAGATCTTCTTTACGTTTATTTGCGGGGTAAATAGGGAACCATTTTTCGACTATAGGGTGCTCGCAACTAATTTTAATAGGTGTTTCGAACACTATTGTTGTTGTTTGATCTCTAAAACAGAAGCTTTGATGACTAAATCATTGGCACTACTAGAGGTTACAATTAAGCTATCGCCACCTTCAAAAACAAAGGTTCCGTTGATAATGGTCGTAGCTTGATGAGCCACAGCTACGTTATTAATTTCAAAATCAGTGCTTCCATCATTGTAAGTAAGCACGGCATCTACAGTTCCAGAACCTGCTTGATTATGTAAAACAATAGTTTTTACCATAAAGGTAGTCACAGGGGTAGGAGGAGTTGCTGCCACATTGGCTAGTGGTACTGTAAACAATGTATTGGCACCTGTGTTAGCGGGAGAAAGTGCAAAGGATCTAAATCTATCAGCCATTAGTCAGTCGTTGTGCCTCCTGTTGCAAAGTATACTGCTCTTCGAAATGATTCTTCTAAAGTATCTTCTGTGTACTGAGTATTTAATTGTTGTATTAGTTCTTCTAATTGTCTGATCAATTCAGCCGCCTGTTGAGCATCATACTCAGGTCTTGGATCAGGAAATCTTTGTAGTGTTAGTTTTGCCATATTTCTATTGTATACTAAAATTGCAAGAAAGTACTATTCTTTCCTCATCTTGATTAGGACCTACATAGTGTGGTAAAGACCCAGAAAAAATAACAAATTTTGATTCTTCTGCGTCTACTGGAATTCCTTTTGTTGGAATATAAGGAAAACCTGGAGCCATAAAAACAGTTTCAGAAGAATCTTTAGTGCACTGTATATAGAAAATTAAAGAATAGTCATTCACTCCACAGTTATGAACATGCGTTTCATGAAAATCATTTTTTCTATAAGCTTGAATCCATGATCCCTGCATATCAAATGTTTTCTTTTTCATAATATGCTCTGTAAAAATTTTGATATACTTGTATACGTGATTTTTTAAATCAACAAGTTTCTCATCTTTTAATATTTCTGGATTATCAAAATATGTTGTAAGCATTTCCCCGCTCACAAAAGAAAAACCTTTTATAAAATCTATTGTTGTTTTTTTATTAAATTCAGAAGGTATTTCGTAAATTGAAGTGACAAAGTTATGTCTTTTTATTTCTATTTCCATCTATGTTTAATTTATCTCTCCTTAATAAGTCTTTATCTTCTACCGTCAGGCTGTACATCAAAACGTTGTGTACCCAATCTCCATGCAGTTCCTGCAGTGTTTGAAACAACATTGACTGTGAATTCTCTACCTCTACCTCGTAAACTCACAAACTCTGTAGTATCACTGAATGTTGTAGTTTTGGTAACGCTTTGTGTGTTGTTAGGGTAGTATTTAAATTCTAAATCCATATTTAAAACACCTGATTGGTTTTGTATATCAGGTATTAATTTCTGTACAAAAAGTATATCATTTCCTTCCCCTATTTCAACAGATCCAGATTTTACAAAAGCGGTCATTGCTTGGCCATCAGCGTCATTACCAGCTTCGTGTAGATACAATTGAGATGCTCCATTAGTCAAACCTAATATTGTTTCATTATTGGCTGTTATAGTGGCATCGTATTCTGTTCCCACAGGATTATCATAAACTTCTCTATCAATCCAAGCTGTGCGGGAGAGAGTCCCTGTCCACCAAGTTTGCTCTAAATAATTATAAGCCACAACAGCGTTTATTTGATTAGATCCTTCTCTAGCATAAAACCAAAGTATTTCATTAAATTCACCATTATGCCCTGCAAAAGCATTTTCGGATCCTGTCTGATTAATATTATCAAAAACAAATTGTTCTACGGTGCAAGGAAGTTTTTTCACAGTACCATCAAAAAGATAAAAAGAATCTTGAGACATCCAGTAAGAAACACCATTTAAATCAACGCCCGCATGTTGTCCAATAATCCCACAGTTTTGACCTAGTTGTCTAAGACCAAAAGTAAATGGCGGACCAATAAATTGCATTGAGTGCAATGAAGTGTCAGTCCAAACAAGTATCTGTCCTCTAGAACGTTCAGCTGCCACGATTCGTGATCCGTCAGCAATACGTAATGAGCCTGCAGTATTTTCTGCTGTGGGTTGATATGTAGTAATATTTTCTTGATCTGAAAATCTTATTAACAAGTCATCTTGACTTGTTACATCTCCAACTACACTTTCTGTCCCCATAATTAATAAATGTCGGTCAGGAGTAGAAATTAAACTTAATCGTGAAGCAGTTGGAGCATTTGTAATAGCGGCTGCTCTTGTAGAGAGTCCAACAGAGGTATCCCATTTAAAAGTCCCTCCGTTTAAAACAGTTGCAATAAGATCCTCTCCAAAATTATCTAAGGACCACTGTCTAGCAGCAAGAGTTACGTTGGATGCTGTTGAAGGACTTCCCCAACCACCTGCGCTCCATTCGTCTGTTCCATAACCATAAGCAAGAAGAGAAAATTCGGGACCAGGATTAATTTGATAATTAGCGTTACCTGTTCCTCCACCACCTGCGGTGGAGCCAGAGGCAGTGCTTGTATGGGTAACTACATATGCACTTGTATTAACAATCGAGGTGACTTCAAATTCATTGTTCATATTCAATCCGTCTATAGCGGAAAAAGAATCAAACGTTACAAAACTACCTTGAATACATCCGTGACCTGAGTCAGTCACCAAGACAGAAGTAGTAGCATTCGTGGTGAAAGGATTAGTTAAAGAAGTTGGTCCTCTTCTAATAGGTGTAATATCATAAGCTAGTCCCTCTTGAATAACATAAAGTTTTCTATCAGTGCCTACTGCATTAAATCTTGTGCCGTCTAAAGATACCCAGGCGTGTTGATCACGCACCACTCCTACAATGGTGGAAATGATGAACTTTTCCCAACCTTTTATTTTTTGAGGTAATCCTTGAAAAAAGCGTACATTATCACTGTCTGTCCATCTATTTTCACCTGTATAGTCGGTTACTTCTTTATTGATACCTGGAGCTGGTCTAAAATTAACTAGGGGCATATCGTCAATATACTATTGATTGAAAGTAATTCAATAGAGTTTTAAGAAGCTATTGCTTGAAAATTAAAAGCTAGTGTGATTCTTTGATGATCTTTACCTCCACAAGGGCTAACAGAATGAGGCATTAATCCCCTGAAGAAAACCATACGTCTTTCTACTGGTACAAAATTAAAATCTTCAGTTATCATTGCAGGAACTAAATGAGAAAAATTTGTAGTTGCTTTGTCACAACAAACTTTGTGGTAATAAATTACTGACCACTCTTCAAGACCATGAATATGAACTCTATTAAAATCATTACCTGAATTAATATTTAACCAAAAAGTATTTAATTGTGCCTTGAGGCCTATGGTTGCAAAACCATCAACGGCAAATTTTATTAAATTACTAAAACCAAAAGTAATAGAGTTGCTTTGATAGCCTCCTTCATTACTAAGTTGCCTTCCTTTATCGAAAGTTAAAATATGTTCTATGTGTGATTGTATGGTATCTGCATCACCTTTGTAATCATTGTAAAAAATTGATTCTTTATAAATTACTTGTTCAATCATACTTTTAGATAAACATTTCAAAGTTTAGTTTGTTTTTTTAGCAAACAAAGATCCTACATGACCCTTGAAAGCTCTATTACCAAAGTGTGTTAGAGGCATAGCTATATCAGCCCATATATCTCCACCACATTCCTGCCATAATCTAGAGAAATAGTAGTCCTCTGATAAATATCTTCTAGTACCGTTTGTTTCATAAATTCCTGCACAAAATAAATCATAGCAGTTATCAGAGCTAAAAGATTTACCATTGATGATTTGATCAGAAGTATATTTGCGTTCTGGGAATTTCTTCATCATAGTCCTAAATACTTCTCTTTTGACAAGCATCATCCCTGTAGCTGCCTCTTGTACCTTACAGAAACCATCTTCCATTTTAACATTCTTTGGATCATCAAAGTTAAGGTTATATCCAAGACTTTTAACTTCAAGTTCCTCAGGAGTAGCATTCGGATTTTCTTTTAAAATGCCTGGTATTTTCTCTAAGTGAAGGTGTTTTCTTGGATAGATACCACATACAACATCTTTATCAAAAGCAAGCATACGTTCAATGTTTTGAGATTGAAAACCTATATCAGAATCAATGAATAATAAATGTGTAGCAATGTAATCTGTTTGATCCATCATCATAGAAACACAAGTATTTCTTGCTCTGGTAATTAAACTTTCATTGCCCATTGTTTGAACACGCATTCCAACGCCTTTTGCCATTGACCACTGCTGTAGCTGCAATAACCCGTGCATTGTATTTTCTGTTAACATACCACCATACATAGGCATGCCTAAAAATATCTTAAATTTCTTGTCTTTTAGTTCTTCTGGTTTAATCATTAATTTCTCCTAACCATTTTATTGATATTCTAGCAATATGTGGTTCATTAAAAGCATTAGCTCTATGTACATCACTAGCCGTTATTGTTACAACTCTGCCATATTTATAAGGAACAGTTACGTTCATTGTCTGATTTATAAATTCACCACCAATATTTTCAACAATTTCATTACTTAACATTAATATGTGAGCCACTTCATCATCTCTGCCATCTACGTGAAAGGTGCCGTCCATACTTTTAAATTGTAAATTTGTACTACATTCTATTAACCGTAAATCTTTTTTTAATCTTTGATTAATAGCCTTAAAGGCATCTATAAAACTATTAGATAAAGTTCTATTTGAGTTATACTCTATGTTATCTTCACTAAGTCTACGAAAAAAAGTATCGCCCAACAACCTATGTGAGCCTCTTTCTTTATAAGGCCAAGAATTTCTATTTGCAACATTGTGTGCATGCCAAGGAGCTAAAATTAATTGACTTGTAATTTCATCTAAATATTTTTTATCAAAAATATCGTCACAGTAAGTAATCATTAATGAAGCCTATTGTTTTCAAAAAAATTTATATTTACAACTATTCTTCTATTTGTATCTGTTTGACTTACAGATCTGTGCTCTATATTTGAATCGAACAACACTATAGAATTTTCTTGATTTGGAATAATAATTCCGTCTTTTAACTCAGTATACCCATTACAGTTATTTAAATAAAAAATACCTGTTTTACACTTAAAGGGCATATCTACATGATAGGCTGATTTAAAAACGGTTTCTTTTTTTAAAACTAGATTGGCTCTTGCAATAACAAGAGAAACACAATTAATTCTATCTAAAATATGAGGAATAAAAGAATGATACAAATTAGATTGTATTTCATTTTTTACATAGAAACAGTGCATAAAAAAATTATTTTTATCATATGCTGTCATGGTGTCTCTATAAAACCATGAAGTTTCTTCGGACATCATTTCATTTTTAAAACTTAAAAACAAATTCTCCTCTAAAACATTATTTATAATTCTATACATAAAGATTTTGTTATCTTCTATATTTTATTAAGGTTTTTTTAAAAAACCAATATTGTGCCTTCCGTCATATTTTTGATCTTTATAGTTTTCATCATCTTCGTCCACATAATGTAAAAATGTTTGCACACAATGATCTCCTTCAAAAGCATCTCTCCAGTGCAATAATTCTTGACCCATATAGACAGCCCCTTCTCCTGGTTTTAAAGTAAGTTCATTTAAAATCTTAACCTTTTGTCCATTATATAAGACACCGTCTTTTGAATTAGGATCAAGTACACCGTAATAAATAGACCAAGGATCTCCTCCAATGTTTACAGTAACTGAATATTGACAAGCTGGTCTATCACTGTGAATTTTTAATTCTTCTCCTGCCACGTATACTCTGCTATAAGAGTAAGTAGGACAAAGATTTTTTTGCACTATATTAGATAAAGGTTTATCTAGTTGTGATAAAAGAGTTTCTGCTGTTAGATCACCATAAGATCCTTTTAAAAAATCATCATAAATTGATTTGTCCATTTCTGCTGAATCATTAAAGTCTCTATTTGTACATGCTTTTAATACAAAGTAATTATATAAAAAATTAATAACGTCTGGAGAAATTAAATTTTCTACTACGACATATTTATTTTTTTTAAAATACTCTATCTTATCCATATTACTAACACCTTCCTTACACCTTCTAAAACAGGTTCAACTTTATGAGGAAAACAAAGATTACTAGGAAACATCACTGCTTGGTTTTTTTTCAACTTAAATTTATATTTATCATTGATAACGTTAAGCTGCCCGCCCATATAATCATTATTTAAGCCTACTATTATAGTAAATTCTCTAGGAGTAAATTTGCCTGAATCTTTATGCCAGTCATAATGTCCTTTATCTTCGGATTGATATTTTAAAAAAGAATAATCGAATTCAGCTTGTTCTTCTTTTTTCAAACTTAAAGCAGAACAATAAGTGTTATAAATAGTATTTACTGTTCTTGTTAACTCGTTAAATAGAATTCTAGAAGATATTGAATTTCCAATATCTTCTTCTTTAAAAAATAAAGTTTTTACTCTGCGAACTTCTGGATCAATAAGACCTTGTCCATTTTTTGCAACTACTTGAGCTTCAAGAAAATTTGATTTTTTGAAAATAACATTATCAATAGCGTCTAATAATGATTTATTGCCAAAATCATCAAAAGTTCTTATGAAGTCAGAAAGACTAAAGTTATGCACTTAAAATATTATTCTTTGCTGTTGTTGCTTGGGCTGATGCATTTGATTCTGCTGATTCGTAGTCAGCCGCATATGTTTCTGAAGTTGCATCAAGATTAGCCACTAAGTCACTTAAAACAGAGTTATAAGTATCCTCATAAGTCTTTTCTCCGTTCCATCTAGTTATCATTGTATTAGCCCAAGAAGGAATATCAGCTGAACTAGACAAAACTAAATTGTGAGCATTGCCCACATATTCTAATTCTCCACTGTCAGTTACTGGAGAAAACTGTAGCGCATGTACGTTTGAAGGAATAATGTCACTTGATGAAATATTTAAATATGCTCTACCATCAATAACTACATCAGCCTCAGTATTTCCTGAATACTTTGCTGGCCCATCGTTAGGGTTAGAACTATTAATATCGGCATCATTAATGATGCTTATCTGATTATTTGCGGTTACGTTGTTTATTGTTATTGGCATTTTTTGTTACCTTTGTTTTACCTTTCTTCTTTTTATCAAGTTTTTTATTAGAAAGCAAGTTGATATCCTCTGGAACATCTTTACCTTCTTTCAAACTTTCTTGAGCATCTCCTATAGCCTCCCAAACACTGCCTGCTTCTTTAAGTTTAGGATTTTCTTTTTCTTGAGCCATTTTAGGCAACATTGAAAGAGTCACCATATTGGCTTTAACCATTTCATTTCTAAAAGATTCTACAGCAGCTGTTGTTTGAATTTGTTTACCGTTATTTTCAACCAAAAGAAGAGGTAGCCAAGCAACTGAACATCCCCACTCTTGAACAGGTGCTCCTGTTTGAGGATTATTACCTTGAAGCATATTATACCAAATACACTGGTGTTTTATGCATTTTTTATTTAAAAGAGGACACTTACCGTCTGGATCAAAAATAGGCATTTCTAATTAAAACTATACAAAATATTTTTTTAAAATCAATCTTTAGTAGCCGCTATGATATCTTCATACTTAACGTCCATAGTAGGAACAGTCAAGGAGACGCTGTCAGAACTCACTGAACCACTAGCTGTTATTGGAGAACCACTAAAAGGGTGGCTGTGTGCACCACTGCCTCCTGTACCGCCAGAATTTCTAGCAGGTTGATTATCATAAAACGGAACATAGTAATTATTAGCTGGGGTTTGATATCTATAATTAGTGAAAGTACCTCTAGGTACTGCACCAGATGCACTTGAGGGGTGAGTGTGTGATGCTATTGTTGGAGAACCCAAAGAAGTGTCACCTGTAGAACCACTTACTGTTCCTGAACTACTTACCGCAAAAGGAACTGTTTTTGCTTCTGTTGTTTTACTTGAAGCAAGAGTCGTTGTAAATCCATCAGCACCACCTACGCCTCCACCTGATCCTGTTACAACTCTTAAACAACAATCGTTTATGGTAGCCGCTGTATTTTGTGTCCAACCTGTTGGTGCGGTTCCTTGATAAAAAAGAGCCGTTGATCCTGAAGGAATAGATGAAACACCTGTCAAGTTAGCTCCATTGCCTGAATAAGTTGTTGCGTTAACGGTTCCGTTAGAAGATATAACTGTTCCATTAACAGTCAAAGATTCTTTAACACTAAAAGTTCCAAGAGAATTAGCAAAAAGATCGACCATTGCATCCCCTTTATTATACATTATTGTGTGTGCTCCCTGTACAACAGTTACTCCATTTGATCCGTGGCCCGTAGGCGCTACAGTCAAAGATTGTGATCCTGATGTATTATTAAAGAATATGTAGTTGGACTCTACGGCAGGAACAAAAACAGTAATATCTCCTGTTAGAGCGCCTGTAAACTCTATGACTTTGTTAGATGCTTCAGCATTTGGATCAGCATTATTTGTGGACAAAGTTACATTAGCAGAACCAGCGACATCTTTAGATAAATAACCAGCAGTGAAAGCATCAATTGTTTCTAAATTTGTGTTGGTGTTATTCCCCCATGTATTTGCATTGGCTCCTGTTTCTTGAAGTTCTAATTTATATCTATCTGAATAAGTGCTTGTCATTTTTTAATCCTTTGATGCTATAATATTGTCTACATATTTCAATTCTATATTTGGAACACTTTGAGATACAGATATAGGTATTGAACCAGAGTATGTTGCTCCTCCTGAAATTGGGTGTGAGTGAGATCCACCGCCACCTGTATTGTTTACGTTACGACTTCCTGGTTCAGTGACAAACGATTGTCCATAGTTTCTATTACCTCCTGTGGATCCCGCAAATCTAGAATGATAATATTGGTGAGTGTGACCACCAAGAGTAGGTGTAGAAATAGTTGTTCCGCCAGAAGTT